TGGTCACACCCGCATTTTGCAATTTGCCCATAAAGAGGGTGCTGGACATTTGTGTCCCGATGCGAAACCTTTGCCTTTGTTTTCTGTCCTCAATACCAATCAAGTTTGTCCCGTGTCCATGGTTTGGCGTGACCAGGCCGACCTCAAGTTTCAGCCGGATGGTGAGTTTTTGGACCCCCGCAACGGGCGTGTGTCGTCTTTTGGCGACGGGCTAGCTTGGGAACACGACGGCGACTGCATCGTCGTACCAAAAGGCTTGGTTTCAGAGTTAGCCACCTTGGCCACGTATAAAACGCGCGACGCCCATTTGCTTAATACCCTCAAAACGTCCGGGTTGGCCTTCCTGCGCAAGTCCAATTATCCCACTGACGACGCCCCTCGCGTTTTGGCATTGGCTGTTGGTCTTGCCTTTGTCAATGGGTTGGAGTACGAAAATAAGGTTCTTCGAGATGTTGTGGCCAATAAGTCTTATGAACGTGACCTTCATGCTGTTGTCATGTCCTTTGCTCCGGTGCGGTGGCGATCTGAATTGTCCTTATTGTGGACGCATTTTCTGAACCGCGTCATGACTCTCAACACGTTGATTTTCGTTTTGTGCGTGGCTGGTTTTGTCGTGTCATCGGCTTTGCAACCGTCCATTGTTTTCCTCGACAAAACTTCCTTCTGTTATGCTTGGCGCGATGCTGCCACTTTTTCGCGTTTTGGCGAGAGTGCCACAATTCGGGGGTTTTTTTCTGGGTGTTTGCGTGGAATGGGTGACTATGTCCAAGCCAAAACTACCGCCCTTGGGTACACTTTAAAACCGTGCGATCACCTTCCCTGTTTGGATGTTTTGAAAATTCCTGGCGTTTCTTTTGGGGTGGCCGGTGTCGTGGCCATTGTGTTCGCTGCCTTTGTTGAAGAATGGGTAAAGCGACGTCGTTGGGGTTGGACTGTACTCGTCGTTGAGTTTGTGCTCAACTTTATGACTTCTGGCGCCCGTGCTTTTTATCCCCTGGCTGCCCATTTGGCCTTGTGGGCACTACCTTTCCTCCCCGGAGCAGTCATCCATTCTTGTTGGAATATTCTTGCCTTTTCCTTTGGTTTTTTCAAATTGTCTGTTTATTCCGGCCTTGTGGCCCATTTTGCTTCTTCCGGGCACGGTATTTGGCTTGCGGGAGCCCATGCCTCATTTTCTGTTGCTGCCGCGGCCAACATTTTGGCCGAGCCGTTGTCGGCCTTTCAAGGCTCTTTATTTGAACCCCTTTTCCATTCTGAGCGGCCGGCCTTTGGTTGGCAACCCATGGGCTTTTGGACCCCTGATCGGCCTGTCTTGGTCAGCAACCGTTCCACGCACAACCATCTCGTCGCCGTCACTTCTCGTATCTTGCGTCCACAGGAGGAGGTGGCGCCTGGCACCGTTTCGGACTTAACCCGGTGGGTTCGCGACAATTTTCGCCGGTTGTACCCTGGTTTCAAGCGCGTTCGTCGGCCCACCCCCCTGCGCCGGTGGTTGTCCCGTTATTCTGCCACTGTTCGTGATGCATTGCTGCGGGGTTGGGAGTTGTGCAGGTCGGGGTTCGAGATGAAATGGGCCACCAATCATGACTGTTTTTTGAAAAAAGAGAAAATTATGAAAAACACTCACGTTGAAAACCCCTGGGCTGATCGCATCATCGAATCGTGCTCACCCATGTACAATGTCACAGTTGGGCCTTGGGTGCACGCAGTGTCCGCGGCTCTTAAGCCGGTCTGGGATCACCGACATTTTTTGACCTGGGCGTCAGGTTTGAATGGACACCAACTTGGCTACTGGTATGATAAATGGACCACAAAATTTCCTGCGGGTCGCTTTTGGAAAATGGACCGCGATCGTTGGGACGCTAGCATTAATCAAGATCTGCTTGATCACCGTGATGTCACTATGCACGATCTGTTGGGCGGGTCTAAGCGGATGCTGAAGCTCAAAACCGTGGCTAATTCGCGCAACAAAGGTTATCTAAAATACGACATTCGATTTTCCGTGTCTGGGCGTGTCGTTACCGGGAGTCCCGACACAACCCTTGGCAATTCACGCTTATCCATTGAGATCATCGCTTATGGTGTCGAACAATGGTTGAGGAGGAATCGTCCCGATTTGCTCGCTTTGCACATTTCTGGCAACCACCAGTACGCTGTTCTCGGCGCTGGTGATGATGCGGTATTGGTTTGTGCACCCGACGTTTTATTCGATCCAAACGCTGAGCGGATTTTTGGTTTGCGTCCCAAAGCTTTCCTTGTTGCTCCTGAGGACCTCGAATTTTGTTCGAGTAATTTCGTCCCTATTGCTTTTTTGGCCACGCCGCGTGCTTGGCGTTGCGGTTCCGGAGTCTCCACTGTGTTAACCCCAAAGTTGGGCCGCCAGTTGGCCAAACTCGGTGTCGACATTGAAAACGACCGCCAACCATTGGCGAAAATGCGCGCGGTTGTCGATGGTGTGGCCCATCTTTATTCGCACGTGCCCGTCATGCGTGCCATTGTGGCTCGTGTTCGACAACTCGTCCCTGCTTCACGTGCTCCCGTCAAAGAGGAGTGCTATAAAGTTCGTGCCGTCGTCCCTAGTGCCGCTTCTAACGACACGATCTGTTGGTATTTAAACAGGTACGGCCTCGAGTGGTCCCAGGTGGGCGCCCTCGAGGCCGAAATATTGGCAGCCCCTTCCCTCCCCTACGCCCTCGACGGCCCGGTTGTTCGGCGTTTGTTGGAGGTCGACTTGTAAGCCCACCCGTGAACGTTAATTTGGAAGTCTGTTCCACTTCCCCAACCACCCTGTCCTCCGCCCCAGCCCGTTTCCTCGCCGAACACGTCC